TTTTTTTTTTTTGGGGTTGGGGGGGGGGGGGGGCCCCCACCCCCCCCAATCTCGCCCGTTCTTCCCTAATTAGATTAGACGTTTAGGAATTAGTTAAACTTTGCGTATCTTTACAGCGATAAATTTGTTTTTGAACTAAAAAGATACAGATATGAAAACAGTTACTCAAAAAGTTTTTGGATTTCTCTATAAGACTTGTTTGGCTAATCCGGGCGGAATACCAAGCCCGACAACCATACAGAGAGCCTTTGCAGTGGGCACACCGACAGAAGATTTGACGGCTGCAACTTTTGAACCTGACAAGGAACAACAGCCTGAAGGATTTTTGATTATTCCGCTAACAAGCGGGGATATCAAAGTACATTTGGCTGGAGCACCTGCTTTTGAGGATTATACTATCAGCGGAGTAGAAGTAGACGCTAGTTTAGGCGTGCCGATGCTTTACTTGGTGGATAAGGTTTATGTAGACGGAACGACAGCAACTTTTAATATCGGTTGGTAAGATGGTACATGGTCAGGTGATTGGCATACCGTTCAGACGTCGGAAAGGAGAACAAGCTCCCCCTCCACCGAAAGAAGTAGCTTGGAATCCGACTATTGAAAGTAATTTGCCATATAAAGAAGTCAAGTACTTTAAATTTGTGGAGGGTGCAGGTTGGCAGGCACTTAATATCGGTGAGATATTGCCTGTTGGTCAAAGAGTGATGATACGCATTGTTATGACCGAGCCTTATTATGAAGTGAGTAAGGCGGTGAGTTCCCAGATGACCAATATACAAATCGGTAAAAATGGTGTATCAGAATGCGACATTGTTGGAGCCTTAACTGTTTACAGCCCGCAAATTTTAACGGTTACGATTGGGGTAGATAAAAACTACGTTCAATGGAACCCTGTTGTGGAAAGTAATGCACCATATAAATCAATCAGATACTATAAATTAAGTGATTCAGGTGTAGGATATGCCACAATCAATATAGGTGATTATATTCCTATTGGTAGAATGATAATGATTACTATTGATACAGTTAATTCAGTAGATGAATTAGTATCAGCCGTCAGTAGCCAATTAACTGGTATAGGTATAAACGGTTCTAATGGAGCTTATAATATAACAGGTGCATTAACTTCCGAATCTCCACAGAATATAAACATCACTATTGACGAGTACATCAGGTTTGAGGACATTGTTCAGCCGTATCCAGCGTTCTATGAATTTACAGATGAAAATAGAAACTTAGTTACTTGGGGTAGTAAAATAAAAGTAGGAAGTACTATAACTTGCATTAAAGCGTTTGCCAATTCTAATCTTTTGAAGGATTTATGTAATATTTCCTATCCAAAATTAAATGGTGTTGCATCGGCAGGTTCTAAATATGTTGTTGAAAGGCAAATGGTGTTTACTTGTACAGCTACATGGAAGTTATCTAATGAGCCTAACTGCATATTAAGTAATCAGATTCTGCCTATACCAAATTCTAGCTATAAGTACTTGGGACATCAACCTGACTTGAGTGGGCACGGCAACCACGGTGTATTCAATAACTTTGAATTCGCTGGAATGAGTGGTGCTAATGGATATTTACAAAACTTTAGTGGCTGGACTAAAGCATCAGGAGTATCATCTACTGATAGTGTAATTTCAAGTAGTAACAACTTAGTTGCTGCTAATGGTTGGATTGCTTATGTTAAATCTGGAACTGTTGTTCCTACATTCAAGGTTGAAATTTCAGGAATTCCTATTAATGGTAATTTAAGATTTGAAGGTTCAGGACAAACTTTAGTTAATGGAGTGAATACTATTCAAGGACTAACAACAACTAAAATATCAGGATTTTATATATCCAGTGGATATGATAATGATTGGTCTAATTTAAGGATTGAACAAGTAGGAGAATACGAAGGAGCTATTTGCTTTAACGGGGTTAACAACTGCATGACGATTCCTGCACTGGAACATGGAGGTAAACAAGTCCTGATGAAAGTAAATTGGCAGAGTAATGTCGGGGATGCTATATTATACGACCAAAGAGGAGGCGACGCAGGTTTTGCCATATATAATGGCGCAGTCGTTGTCGGTGGTTTAGCTATTGCATATAGAGGAAGAAATGTAGGAGGCAGTACTTATATTGATGGTGTACTCAACAACCATATTGAATGTAGTCAATTAAGGAATATAACTCATAATATTATTGAATTATATGACCCAGAATTAGGGGTAGGCACTCTTAGTCCCAGGATAGGTTTTTCTAATACAAATATTAACTATGCTCAAATGGCTTTATTTGCGTTCATGTCTTTCCCCGAAATAAGCCCCGAGGAAGAAATTAAAGATTTGAACGATATTGTGGGTATTGCAGGCGGTTACGTTGAGAAGCCTGAATATTATTGGGATTGCTTTGGCAAAACGAATGACGACCCCGATAGGGACGCTATTACTGAACAAGTGAGTAAGGACGTAGCCAATGCTCTTTCAGTGAAAAATGCAGATTTTAAACTGGATAGCGGGTTCGGAAAGTACGAAGTTGATTTTCTCGATACTAGTATATGGAACAGTAGTAATTCAACTATAACAAGTAGTAAGATAGACTGTAAAAATGCCATAAGTCATATTATGCTACTGTATTATAACGTAGGGGGTAAAGAATATCCTGACATTCCTTCGTTTAAGGTTATTAAAACAGGAGCCGATATTGATTATAGCTATATTGATGAAACTGGGTTTCCTAAATCAGTTAGAATTGTAGATGGGGTGAATGTATTACCCGCTTCACATAACACCTTGTATAGCGGCTCTGGTCGATTTTGTGGTTTTGGTAATCCGGGTATTGGAAATAGTGTTACCATCACCCAGATTCCGGAATATCAAAATGGCTTCGTATTTAATGGAAAAACCGCTTATCTTGAAAATTTAAATATTCTAGCCATTACTGATTTTACTGCCATTGCTAAAAGGGTATGGGCGAATAAGGATAATCCTATGAATGAATGCTTTATTCACAAAGGTGTTGTTAGTACCCCAATAAGTGAATCTGCATTTATGCTAGAGTACGAAATAACTAATGACACTTATTACAGAAGTGCGTCCTTTGGTGGGTATATAAATGTTGAGCGAGTAAATAGACCTGAAAACATTACTTATCAAACAACAGAAAGTTACAACGGAATTCCTATAATTAAGGGTTCAGGTATTGATACTAAAGGGCTAGTTATTGGGGCTGTTACTAATAACTATTGGAAAGGAATATTCTACAAACTTATGCTTTATTCCAAGACAATTGATATGTTGAGCATTAATGCGCTGAAGAATTTGTTTGCTTTAGATATTCTTATTGATATTAATCATCCAATATTTAAGAAGTAATGAAAAAGATAATTGAATGGTATAAAAAGAGTAACCGTTATAAACACGCTGCAACAGGGGGTATTATTTTAGCCGTCTTTTTGTTGGCGGGTGCGGTGGTTGCTGTTGATTGGTTTGCGAATTTGCTGTTAGCCTCTGGAACTGTATTGGTTGCTATGGCGTCAGCAGAATATAAGGACAGAGAACATGGTAGTGCGTTTGATTGGTATGACATACTAGCCGGAATGACATTGCCTGTTTTATTTTGGGTTGGTTCACTAATTGTATTAATTTTAAAATAAACAGAAATATGGAAAAGAAAATTTCTTTGGCTACATTTGAACAGGTAGCCGCAGATAATGGTTATGAAGTGTTTACCGCTGAAGAGGTGGCTGCATACTACAAAGATGGCTTGCAGAAAAGCATGAAGAATGAATTAACTTCTGATGAAAAGGAGTTGTTTGCGGCTGACATTGCTTTCTTGCAAAAAGCCATTTGTATTGATGAGAATGGTAAAGAGGTGACACGTTATTTCCGACCGGAACAAGTGAATTGGGAAAAGACAGAAGATGGCGTGCTGTTGAAAGGTATTGCCGGAGTTTTTGCCGATACCCCTACTAACAGAAAATTGAATCGTGTTGGTGAGGCTTTTGTACCGTCACCGGATTTTATGAAGTCTTTGGAAAGCGAGGAAATTGACGAAGACATTATTAAAGCCATGAGAACAGGGCGTTACGCTGATACTCCTGAAAATCGTAGACTGCACCGTGTCGGTCAACCTTATGCAAAGCGTGAGGGCAAAGGCACAGAAGAAACTGACAAAGAAAAGAAGCGTGTGGGCGATACAAAGGCTGAAATAGAAAAGTTGGACGCTAAGTATGGCAAAGTATATGCCGCCCTAGGAAAACGCAAACAAGAAGCCTTAGAGAGAGGAGATAAGGCAGAGGCAAAACGTATGACGGATGCCATTGCCCGCATGGAAAAGGAACACGATGCTGAATACGCCAAACTTAAAGAAAAAGAGGGTGGTGAAAAAGGCGACGAAAAACTGCACGCAAAAGCCGACGAACGTAAAGGCGGTGAAAAGGGTGATAAAAAGCTGCACGAAGAAGCTGAAAAGAAAAAGAAAGAGCCTAATCCGGGTTCCAAGAAAAATCCTTTGAAGATAGACAGCATTAAGGATATTCACAAAGATGCCGCCTATCAGAAAATTACCATTGACGGTCACGAAGCTACTATTGTGAACCGTGGCACATACGACGAAGATACTCACAAGCCGATATATTATGTTGAAGCAGGCAGTCAGACGCACGCATATACAGGCTTGGACATGCTGAAAGAAAAGATTGAGGAATTTGTGCGTGTTGCCAATGGTGGAAAGGCAGACAGTGACGATAAAAAAAAGTGAAGTAACACCCTCTGAAGCATCCAAATCTTTCTTTGAAAGCAAATTTAAGAATTTAAAATGGAAGAAAGGTGGTGATGAAGATTACCCAAGTGTTGTCGCTCACAAGAAATTTAGAGGCGTGCCTATTGATATAGAAATTGATGAAGATGGGCAGGGAGAAATTATTATTGGTGATGCCGACGAAGGAATTGAGTTTGGGGCACTTACATCTGAAAAAGCCGCAAAGGAACTTTGGGATACTATTTTAGAGGAACTTGAATATTACGAGGACTAAAATTAAGAAAAATGGAAGATTTATTAATGAAATCAGTGAATAAACATTACTTTCCTGAAAAGGAACGTAAAGAGCTAGCCAAAGAGGGCGAAGCCATGCCAGATGGTTCTTTTCCTATTCGTAACGAACAAGACTTGAAGGACGCCATACGTAGTGTCGGTAGAGCTAAAGACCCCGCAGCCGCTAAACGGTGGATAAAGAAGCGTGCCAAAGAAATGGGTAAAGAGGCAACGTTACCGGAAGATTGGAAATAATTTAAGAATTTCGGTGGCACTATCTGGGATATTCGTTTTAAATGTTTATCTTTGTAGTGCCACTTTAATTTTGATTAGATATGGACGATATAGAAAAATCACGCCACGGTCGGTATGAAGACAACGCTAAGAACAGGCGGCTTCATCGTGTAGGTCAAGAATATGGCAGTAAGAAGCAGGAAGACGAAACTGTTGACCCTAGCAAATTAACTCTTGACCAATTACATAAGGAAATCAATGAGTTGGGGCACATATTAGGCGGTAGGATTAAGGATGGTAGACGTACAGAAGATGTGGAAAAGCGTATTTCTGATTTGCTTAAATATGCTCCCGATAAGGTATTGGAAAGCACCTTAGAAGCTCTTAGGACAAATGTCAAGCCAAACCCGACCGCAAAGATTGCCGCCAAACTGACGGAAATGGAAATTAACCGTCGCAAAACAGAGGGTTCTGCAAAACAGACTGGAAAGAAAGAAGAAACTCCTAAGGAAGAGCCAAAAGCTCAATCTGAAGAGGCTGAAACATATACCCGTGTAAAGTTTGACGATATGCCTCAAAGCGGAAAGGTGAATCTTAAGAAATATCTTTCTAATAAAATTAGGGCAGAGGTTGACAAGGCTTGGAAAGACAAGGCTAAAATCGGTGACAAAACTTTGCAGGACATGGAAAAGGGTATGGTCGCAGAGTTTAACAAAAACTTTGACAATCTAAGCAAGTCAAAACGAGCCGAAGCCCTGTACAGTATTATGACGGTTAAGGCAGAAATAGCCCGTCGGGGTAGAGGGGCTAAAAACGAGGAAAAACAGGGCGAACAGCCTGCATCTAAACAGGAAACTCCAACGGAAAAGCCTAAAGTGGATTATAAGAAGCCTGAATCCTTTAATGAGCTTTACACCAGAGTTCGAAACACATGGGCGGATATTATGGAAGCAAAGCCCAAGGAAGTAGATTTTACTAAGCCTAAAGAAGTGGCTGAAATGGCTTCTGCATTTTTTCCTGGAACAACCATATCTAAAGTAGATGGGGAGGAAGAATATATGGTTCAATATCCTGGGGATGCAAGTAGGTTTATGCGTATTGATAAATATACGAGTTCTCCTAAAGCCTTGAATGATAAAATAAGGGTGTTTTTATCTATGGATATGGACATGCGCACTAAACAGAATTTTTCAAATGATGAAAAAGAAAAATTTGATAGGATATTTGCGCTAGTTGCGGAAAGTGTGGCTGATAGGGCACTTGCTAAAGATATGAGTGCAGCCCGCACAAAAGCATTTGAAGAACAGGTTGCTGAAAACAATAAGAATATTTCTAAGAATGTTGGGATAAAACAGGGCAAACCGATGAGCTTTGAGGAAGCTAATCAGGGGCGTGGAAATCCTAAATTTCGTACTAACAAACTTTATGGCGTAAATTGTCAAACGTGTGTGGTAGTGCATGAATTGCGATTAAGAGGATTTGATTTGGGTGCTAAGCCAAAAGCAAGTTCTACACAAGAAGCAATGGCGAGGGATTGCACCTTTGCATGGATAGACCCGCTAACTGGACAGCAACCCGAAGTTGTGAGAATAACTTGTGCTCCAGATAATAAAACAATTAAGGTTAGAAAAAGCCAGAAATCAAAGTCGGATTTACGTAAAAATATTTTAGAAGCTACAAAAGAGACTGGACGTTATAATTTTTCTTATGGATGGGTTAGCGGTAAGGATAGTGCGGGGCATATAATAACCGCTGAAAGGCACGCTGACGGTAATTTGACCTTTTACGACCCTCAAAATGGGAAGAATGTACCTATGATAGAATTATTGGACGAGGTTAGTCCTAAATATTTGTGCAGGATAATTCGAGTAGATAATTTACTCATTAAACCAAATATTGTTAAAGATTACGCAATGCATTATGAGTAAAATGACAGAAGAGGTAACTCGGGCGATAGCCACGAAGTTCCTAGGAGGAATAGAAGGATTTGAATTGATTAAGTTGGAAAACTACAAAAATTATGTAGTTTATTTTGCTTTTCCAGATGGTGTGACAGGTGAAATAAATGTCGGACTTCCTATTTATGTACTGATTGATAAATTGGGTAAAGCCCGATACGCCACGGATAAAGAAACTCATGAATTAATGAGGCGTGCGAATCCTGACGAGGAAGAGGACGAGGACTAGCGGCTTTCCAATTTACTCTTTTTATTATACATTTGTACCGTTTAAAGGTAGAACTAAAACATAGAAAAGATGAAGAAATATGTTTATTCAAAAGGTGAAGAAACAGTAACCGTTGAAACCGATGGTCTAGCGGCTATCAATAATTTTATGGTGACAGGTCTTATCGGTCAGAATTACGGTGGATTGGTACACGCTGGATTGGCTTTTAAGATGGGTGATACAGTAAGCATTCCGGAAATGCTGAATGCAGCTAAAAGATGCGAATGTAAAGTAGAGTGTTACGAGGGTGGTACACTCATCATTGATGAAAGTGCTGACTTTACAGGTGGTGAACCTGAGCCGAAGGGAATTATTTTTGGTTTGCAACTTGGTGTCGCTTATAACGAAGCAACTTACAACAGTGTAGTTCCGGCTTCTTATGTTGAGCAATACCCGTATTCAGCTAGCAAAGATGTTTTGCCGTGGTTGGTGGCTAAGTTTAACAAACAGGGGGCAGATGACGATGAATATCAGGTTAAAGTTTGGGCAGACGATACACAACTTTCATTTAAAAATGTGCCTGAAAGTGTCGGCACTGTCAGCGAAGATGGTAAGGTGCTTACTTCTAAAATGAAGGAGTACATTATGTTTGACATCGTACGTGACCTGACCATTTACAATCCAAAGGCGGTGACTTGGTTTACAATTCAATTCATTTACGATAACCGTACATACGAAGCAAAGGTATTTGTCACTCCTAATACGATTTAATTATGGGTAATAGAGGGAAACGTCAAAGACTGAACCAAGCCCAACGGGGAGCCACGCAACAGGCTCCCTTTGAAGCATTGGAAGGTCTTAGTATGGAGGAACTGAACGCATTAGCGTCAGCCGCTCCGATAGCCCTACGCAACAGGCTAGAGAAGTCTTTAAACTCTGAAAATTTTGAAGAGGTGCTAAAGGCTCAGAATTTTATAGCACAGCAAAAAGGCGGACGCAAACTTCCCCAACCTGAAATAAAATCAATTCTTTGGAACCCGTCTGAAATTGGTTTCAATGGTAAAGGATATCGCGACCCTGCAACGGGCTTTTCTTTTAATACGCTCAATCGCATGGGCGATATCTTTATTATTAAATCCATTATCAATACTCGTATTGAGCAAGTGCAAAACTATCTCAAATACAGTAATGATGACCAGAAGCCCGGATATCAGATACGTTATAAACAATCTCCGGGGTCAGTGGGTGATAAGAATAAAAAGGAACTTAGTGATAAAGACAAGAAAATTGTTGATTACATTGTTAAGTTTCTGGAAGAGGGCGGGGAAAATGAGAAGTGGGACTGTGAAGATAATTTCCAGGAGTTTACCCGCAAGGTGCTAAACGATAGTTTGCGTTTAGACCAAATGTGCTTTGAAGTAGTACGTAGTCGCGATTTGAAGTTAAAGAAGTTTCGTGCCGTGGATGGTGCGTTAATTCGGCAGCTAGATACGAACGACCCCCGCTATGCGCAAATGTTTGAACAGTTCCGATGGCATGGGTATCTTCCCCGTTATGCTATGGTATGGGATGGGCAAATTATTCGCCACCCTATTACAGGGGAATATGTAGCTTTTTATCCTTGGGAGCTTGGATATGGCATACGTAATAAGACAACTAATGTATTCAAGAATGGCTACGGATGTAGTGAATTGGAAACATTGGTAGAAATTGTTACGTGGATATTGTGGGGTATGCAGTATAACGGAAACTTCTTTAAACAGGGAAGTCAGCCGAAAGGTTTTATTAATGTAAAGAACGGGAATATTGACCAAGGAACGTTAAACGAGTTTAGACAGGATTGGAAACAAACAATGTCTACCGTTTACAATTCTCACAAAATACCCGTTGTACAAGGCATAGACCTTGAATGGATTGACTTACAAAAGAATAACCGTGACATGGAGTTTACTGAATGGGTGAAATTCCTATTAGTGATTGCATGTGCCGTATATCGCATGGACCCGAGTGAATTGGGTTTTCAGTTTGAGGACGCAGCACGTATATTCGGACAAGAGGGACAAAAGGAGCGTCTAGACCATTCTAAACAGAAAGGTTTGACCCCGTTGTTGGTATTTTACCAGAACGTTATTAATAAGTACATAATCAGCGAAATTGACGACCGTTTAGAGTTTGCTTTTACGGGTATTGAAATTGAGGATGAGGAAGCACAAGTTAAGTTAGACGTTCAGAAGATACAGAACGGTTTTGTTTGTCTTGAGGACATGTTTGAGAAATATAGCGGTCGTCCGTTTGACCCTGAAAAGGATACGATACTTAATAGCGTGTACCAACAGGCGCAAAGTGCTAAGATGATGGGTGGTGACTATATGAACGATATTGCCGAAGAAGACAAGACAGATGCTGATAAAGAAATTGACAAGTTATTTATGGAGAAATCTATAAATGGCAATCCAATTTTAGGCACTGCCTTAGAATTTATTGACAAACAATTAGGCAGAAGGAGTTGATATGGAAAGGGCTGTTTCACCAAGAATAAAACATCACGTTGACCCGCTACGTTATCCAAACATTCAGGCGAAGTATGAAAACAAGGCTAAAAATTCGTTTTCGGCTGTCAGGGTGTTTGGTGAATTAGTGGAAGAAATGGTGACAATTACCAAGGAGAAGAAATAATGCTGTTTACAGAAAAAGACATAAAACAGATACTAGGTATTATTGATACAGCAGTGGCGAAGATGGTTGCGGAAACACTAGGTAAGGACTACTTAACGCAGGCAGATTTGACAATGCTGAAAAACAGGGGCGTGGACTTGGTTAAATTAATACCCAAGTTTCCGTCCCACTATCAAGCCTTTCTATTTGGTCGTGTTTCGGCTGCCATTGGAACGCAGGCGTCTCGGTCAATGAGTTATACTGATTTTGAGAAGTTTCTGGCAAATATGGGCTTATTTGCTCCTACTACGAGGGAAATGGCTTTTTATAGTATAGCCGCTAAGAAAACATACACTCACATAAAGGGGCTAGGGGAGAGGCTTAAAAATGATGTAAGGGCTTCTATAGACGCAGAAGAGATAAACTACCTTGCAGCACAAGAAGCGGCACGCCAAAAGGGTGAAGAGATGCTAGCTAAAGAAATAGCTGATGGCACACTGGAAAAACGTACTGTCCAGAAAATTACTTCCAATATTGCCAATCAGATGAATGATTGGCAAAGAGATTGGGGGCGTATCGTGGAAACAGAATGTCAGGATGTGTACAACATGGGTCAGGCGCAATATATGATGACATTAGCCCCTGACCCGTTGGTATATTTTGATGTTTTTCCCGGAGCGTGCAAACATTGCATCAGGTTGTTCCTAACAAATGGAGTTGGAAGTAAACCTCGTGTTTTTAAACTTTCTACGTTGCTTGCTAATGGCACTAATTACGGGGTAAAAGTACGTGATTGGAAAGCCACCATTCATCCCGTTCATCCGTTTTGCCGTTGCGATTTGCGTTATTTGCCGCAAGGTTACGAATGGAATGAGGAGACAGGTAGGTTTGAACCGCCTAAAGATTATAAGCCGCAAGTAGAAAGGAAAAGCAAAGTTAAAATAACAATCGGAAATAAAGAGTATTTAGTATGAACCTGAAAAAGTTGTTAGGGCTGCAAACAGCCCAAGAAAAAGTTGAAGAATACAAGGGGTACAAGAACCGCTTGAAACAGCTTGATGAATTGGGACAGGAGTTGGCTGATAAATTTATGTTGCAAAAGTCAATCATAGATGATATTGCCACGTTGCCCGAGAGCAAACGAACTGAAGTGTTTGACAGTTATAACGCCTTTATGAAGAGCCACCAAAAAGAAGTGTCAGCAGCCGTTTCTGAACGGGCACGCATTATTAAGTCCATGGAAAAGTTACGTAATGACGATGAAGTGGGTAAAGCGTGCAGTGACATTGATTTGTTGGATGAAGCCCGTAGTAGGTTTAAAGCGGGCACACTTGCAAAATCGGTTTATTTTGACATTATAAAGAGTGTTACAGGTGAGCCGACAAAGTATGCTGATGTGCTTGCATTTAACAAGCAGGGTCAACTCCTCATTTTGCATCGTGTGACCGATTTTACGCCTAATGGAACAGTTTGTATTCCTGGAGGGCACGTTGACCCAGGAGAGGACTTTATGACGGCTGCATTGCGGGAATTAAAGGAAGAAACCAATTTAGACCCTCTACCTGAAGTGGGTGTTCTTGAATTGGGGGAGTACAAAACGGCTGATGCACATATTAAGTATTATCAAGTAGCAGTTGACGAATTTCAACCTGTTACGTGCGATGCGATGGAACATTGTTATCACGAATGGATAAATCCTGCCGAAGTACCTTTGCGTCCGTTTATTTTTGACCAAGGAAAAATCGTAACAAAATTTTTGATGCAGCCCCATCAGGAAGTTCTTGCTATGCCGTTAATGAAGGCTCTTGAAGAGGGTAGAATTACCCCTGATTTGTTTGTACCTGCATTTAGCCGCATATTAAAGAAAGCTATTGGAACAGATGACGCAAAACCATTGATGCCTGAAAGTATGGATAGCAGCGTTAAGACGATTGCCCAACCTGCACCACCTCCGATGACAAAGAAAAAAGTCATTGTACCTGTACGTGACCCGATGAAGAATTTGGAACAAGTAATGAAAGCCATTGACGGGGAAAGTGAAATAAAAATTGGTGACAGTTGTTTAAAGCTGGATGAGCCTATTGCAGTGTTTGAAACTAAGTACAAGTCCGACCCGACCACCAACCGTTTGACAGAATGTGAAATTGTGTATGACGGAGACGAGGTAAATATGCGAATTTTACTTGATAAAATGAGAAGCGGTTTGTTAGCGGGTTCTGTGAAAGTACGGACACTTAACGATGATTTCTTAATGGCAAATGAAAACGGAACCGATTACGTTGGTGATGCGGTATTTGTGCCTCTTTGAAAAGATTTGTATTTTTGTCCAGAATTTAAACTGTAAGACATGAAAAAGAAAACCTCAAATGATTTTAATTTCTGGTTGCCTATTGATTTTATGAAATCTGAGGAAGCCACCCAATATGAACGGGGGGATGACCGGAGATACGAAAATATGGTCTTTGAGGGTATTGCGAGCGACAGCAGTGAAGATTATCAAGGAGATAGCATGGAGCCAAATGGCTTCGTTATAGATTACTTCTTAAAACACGGGTTGTTCAACTTAGACCACTTGACCGTTCGTGCCAAAGAGCTGAAAAGCCGTTTCTGGATTGGCGAGCCATTGGACGGTAGAATCATCAATAACAAATTTTGGGTAAAGGGTAAACTCTGGTCAGAAAGCCCCGAAGCCCGTGCCTTTTGGGACAAGTGTATTGAGATGAAAGAGAGTGGCAGTACACGACGTCCGGGAATGTCCATAGAGGGCAAGGCACTGGAGCGTGACCCCAAGAATGAAAAGCATATTACGAAAGCAATTATCAATAATATTGCGTTAACGTTTACCCCTGTGAACTTTAACTCCTATTTAGATTTTGTTAAGGGTGTGCAAGAGCAAGATTTCATTCCTACGGGTTCTCTTATCAAAAGTCGTTTGGATAGAGACATTATGTTTGAAAAAGTTATCGGAGATAAACGGATAGTTATCGATTCAAAATTCCGAATTATTGAAGAGAAAATTTGATAGGACATTTTTAGGAAAAGAAATTAAGCTATAATTTTAACCAAGAAAAATTGAAGATTATGTATGTATTAACATCAGAACAAAAAGAAGATGCTTTGGTTAAATCGCTATTAAGTAGTGATTTTTCTGAGGAGACAGTAGCGGAGTGGATTGCCACAGGTGCTATTGACTTGGCTAAGTCTACGCAGTACGGACCCGATGACCACGGAGAGGGTGCAGGGGATGACGTTCATGAAAAGCGTGACAAGAAACAAGAAGAGGACGAAAAGAAGGAAAAGAAAGAAATTGAGGACGAAGACGAAGATGCTGATAAAGACCTTGAAAAAGGTAAAGGCAAGAAAGATTGCGACATGGGCGGTGATAACAAACCTGACATTGCAAAGTCTTTGGGCTTGGATGCTTTCTACAAATCTATGTCCGAAGATATTTTGGGTGCAGTAAACACGCAGAACGAAGAGATTTTAAAGTCTATTCCTGCAATTGTTGAGCGTACTTGTGAAGCGTATTTCAATCCCGTAATAGACCGCATTGAGAAGTCTATGGAAGGAATGAAAACGGCTATTGAATTGTTTGGTAAACAAGCTCCAAGTTTCAAAACTTCTGGTTTGAGCCAAGCTATCATTGAAAAAAGTATTGCCGAGGGCGGTGGTATCAAAGACCAAGTAGGTAAAACTTCCTTGAGTGCAAGCCGTGACCGTTTGGTGGTACGTGAACTTATACTTAAATCCATTCAGGAAGAGGAAGACAAAACCCTTGCGAAGTCATTGAATGACAATGCAATGGCATACATTCTTGACCCGATTGGTGGTGCTATTGGTGAACCTGTTGCACAATACCTGTACGAAAAGAAAGGCGTGCGTCTAGTTAAATAATTTCGTGAAGTGAAACTTTTAAGATTAAAATAATATGGATTTATACAATTATCAAGGGCAGAACAACGATAATCCGTTGGAAAGCATGACCGCTGACGAAATTTTGAAAGCGATGGAAGCTGGTCTTATGACTGGTATGCAGTACGATAATCAGCTCAATAATGGTGGAGGTTTGAAACCTGAGAGCTTGGATTACGTGCTGAAGAATTTGGAAAACCGTTTAGACCAATTGGTATTCTGGAATGAATTGCCACGTCAACGAATTGAAAGTACCGTTCATCAGTACAATCAGTTGTACAAATACGGACAGAACGTGGGTATATTCAATTCTGAAGGCGAAACCCCGACAGAAACCGACAGTATTTACAGACGTAAATCTATCGTAGTTGCGTTCTCTGGTGTGACTGGACAGGTTACTCATCCGGGTATGATTGTGAAAACCGTTGTCGGCAGTTTGTACACTAAGGAAGTTGAAAACAAAACTATCCTGTTACAGACAGAGTTGGACAAAAAGGTTATCACTTCTAACCGTTCCAAAATTGAACAAGAGTTTGACGGTGTGTTCGCACAACACGTAGAGGGTATTAACGATATTACAGGCGGTTTGCTTGGTAAGACATCTGAACAGGTATTGGATGCTTATTTTGGTGACGTATCTGTAATCAACGCAAACGGTTCAGTATTGAACGACCGTATGGTTGAAGATGCTGCACAAGCCGTCGTTAACGACCGAAACGGTGTTATTGACCGTATCGTTTCAGCTCCTATTGTGTTTAACAATTACGTTAAACTGTTCCACGAAAGCAAGCGAGTTATCGTAGGAATGGCGGGTGGTGTTGTTGGCGCAACTATGGGTCAGTCTGTAAACGACATCCAAACTCAATTCGGTAAAGTTTCTGTAAAAGCCGACAAGTTCTTTGATTGGGCAGAAGCTATCAAGTTGGGTAATGCTAAAACTTCCGATAAAGCACCGAACGCTCCTATCGCTGATACATCAGATCCGGCAACAGCTTTCGTTGATGCTAAAACGAAGTTCGGTACAGTTCACGCAGGTAATTACCTGTATGCTGTAACAGCTAAGAACCGTTATGGTGAAAGTGAACCTACTTTGTTGACTACTGACGCTTTGGCAGTTGGTGCAATTCAATCAGTAGCGTTGAAGTTCAAGAGTGCAGGTTCTTCTGCATATCCTGAAACTTGCTTCGTTATCTATCGTACCGAAGTAAATCCGGTGTCTAAGGACATTGCTGATTTCTATCCAATTTTTGAAGTAAGCAAAACAGAGCTCGCAGCAGGATGGGACGGTGCAGCCGAAAACACTGTTAACGACCGTAACCGTTGGATTGCTGGATGTAAATCCGCTTTGATTTACTTTAATGGCAGCGAAATCAACGAATACCTTGAATTGGGTGGTACGATGAAACTTGACTATGCTATTGTCGGTCCTCGTCGTTCGTTCTCTGTATTGAACTACGGTTCTCCGGTATTGTATCAGCCAGGAAAAATCGCACGTATCATCAACATCGGTAAAATTGGACTTCCGGTTTAACCAATAAGATACGTATAATAATGACGGGGTGTGGGGTTTACCCCTACACCCCGTTTATTTTATAAACTAATAAACAAAAGAGATTATGAAATTATTTTATGCAAAGGTCGGCACACAAGTTGTCAACATTAACGGAACAAGAGTAAAGTTTGACAACTGCATTGCAGAAGTAAAAGACGCATTTGGTGAAGAAGCTCTTGCACTTGGACTTCCGGGATTGTATGAGGACGGAACACAGCCCGCATTTCAAACTCCTAGAGAGGTTGCATTACAAGCAAGTGCGGCAGACAGAGAAGAATTTTTGAACAAAGAACTTGGACGCCTGACTAACATTAAAGCAGCGTTGGAGCAACAGCTTAAAGAAGCCCAAGCGGAAATTGAAGTGTGGAAATCGGAGTATCAAAAGGAGCACGATTTACGCATCAAAGAAGTCGGTAGTAAGGGCGCACCTCAAGAACCTGTAACAGCACCCGCTCCAACGGAAGAAGCCCAAGCAGAGCTCACAGAAGAGGAAAAATTGCGTGCAGAATTGGAGCTGATGACCAAAGCGCAAATTTTGGAATTTGCTAAAGAGGCAGAAATTGACATGACGCCTATTGCGAACGGCAAAAAGCCGGAAATGATTAACTTTATCATGGAACAATCTAAAGGAGAATAATCGTTATGGGACAACTTACATTGACGATGAAATACCGCAAGAACGAAGGGATGATTTTAAGCCCGACAGAAATTTTTGCGATATACCTGTATGGAATTAAAATACAAGGCGGAGACGGTACAAGTTTCAGCCCCGAAAGTATGCGCTTCTATATACAGGCAGCGCAACAGGAAGTAGAAAATTATTTCAACTTGAAATTGCGTTATCAGTTCATCGCCCTTGAAAAGTTGACCTTTTACCGAGCCGACTATTGGCAGTCATTCCCTATATTATTCACAAACTACCCCGTTAACAGACCAATTTCGTTGACGGGGCGGTTTAACCAACTGGAACAAATTAGTTACCCGACGCAGTGGCTTACTAATACCCGCAACAGTTACGGACAGTACAAGCGTCGTGTATCTATTGTGCCAACCGGAACAGCCGTTGCGACTGCAAATGCCGAGGTTATTCTTAGTGGATTGACCACACAGTTAGGCAGTCAGCATTTCTTGATGATACCTGATTATTGGGATTTACAGTATATTACTGGATTTGACTTGGATAATATGCCTATGGATTTAATTAATCTTATTGGCAAGTTAGCAACGTTCGGTCCGTTAGGTATTGCGGGAGACCTTATATTGGGTGCAGGTATTGCGGCTCAAAGTTTAGGTGTGGATGGTCTAAGTCAATCTATTAGTTCTACTTCCAGTGCAACGAACGCTGGATATGGGGCGAGGTTGGTTCAATATGAACGTGAAATCAAAGAGACGGTAAAACGTATAAAATTAATTTATGACGAAATTAAATCAGCCGTCTTATAAATAGGAGAATACACGATGGGAAATAGACCGATTAATAGTAGTAATTCGCCCGATATGTTTGGTCAGCCTGCTGTCTATTTTAGACCCAAGGATTTTGACGCTGCAATATGGTCTCACGGGTATGACATTACCTGTGAGCGAGCTATTAGATGTCCGTGCCAAGGAGCTTCTGGAGCACCTATGCCGGGATGTCAGAATTGCCACGGTTCAGGATACTTCTATGTCAATCCAATACAAACTAGAGCACTAATTACAGGGCTGAACCGAATTACTCAATACGTACAGTGGGCTCCAGAATTGATGGGGACGGCTGCAATAACTGTAAGAGATACGGATAAAGAGCTTATTAGCTATTTGAATCGTATTGTAGTAAATGATGAATATGCGTGGTTCACTGAATTAAAAGTAGCTCACACGATGGTTGATGACATTGTGGCGGTGTTTCTTTCTTATGCACCAATAGATATTGAGGCGGTGTTTCTTTATATGGGGGCGGATGTTCCTTTGTATAAGTTAGACCCAACGGTGTATGAGGTATCTCCGAACAATAAGTATTGTGTTCAATTTGCGGCTGGAAATGTGCCAGAGGGGGCAGGGGTGTCCTTCCTGTACAAACACAGGGTAGAATATCACATTATAGATGCCCCACACGAAATTCGTGCCTCTATGCAAGCGAATAAGCAATCAGGAGCCTTAGAAGTGATTAAAATGCCATTGCAGGCAGTAGGCAGGCGGTCACACCTGATAGATATGCAGCGTCCCAATTTTGATGGGAGTGGTTTAATTTTTAACGATTATGATACCAATACACCTTGATTTGAGTGAAGTAGTGGCGGAGTTTTCTTTAACAGGAGAACAGGCTACGGAATTGGGGGCTAGTATTATCTCCCGTATTGTTACGGAATATACTAGCAAATGGGAAGATATAGTTGACAAAAATTTACGGCAAACCAGAAAGATATACAAGCGTGCAATGTATGTTGACCGCATAAGCCCGACCGAAGTGATATTTGGTTTGTCAGGTGGTGAGGACGGATTGGCACTAGCTTTGGAAGAGGGAAAAGATGCGTATGACGAAAAGCCGTATTTTGCGGCTTCACCAAAACGTAAAACAAAGAAACTTGGTAATGGGTGGTATTTAACCGTACCATTTAGGCACGCCACTCCGGAAGCGGTTGCAGAAAGTGGAATTTTTCAGTCTGTTTTACCTAAAGAAGTGTATGACATTGCCAAACAAAATGCCGGAGCACCTGTAACAACAGCCCAACTTCCCCCGCAGTTTGCTCAATTAGGGCAGAGGGCGGAACTTAAAACCGCTCAAGGGGTTATTCCTTCCTATACACATAAATCGCCCAAATACGAAGGCTTAGTGAGGTTAAATATATCTTCTACTAAATCTGAGGATAGAGGCGGTTACTTTACATTTAGGCGAGTGAGTGATACGAGTGACCCATTAAGTTGGATACATCCAGGATTTGAGGCTCATAAGTTTATGAACAAGGCTTTGGACGAAGCACAAATTGAAACAGTTGCTTCAATGGCAATTGATGAATTTTTAAGTCAGATTTGATATGATAATAATTGCAAGAATAAGGCAGATAATTGACGGGCTGTTAAATTATGTCCAGTCAGACTATGAGGCTTTACCGGAAGAACAAACGTTTCTATATCAGATGTTTTATGGCACTAAGGATAGAAACTTTGATTTTTACGAGGAAGCAAAAAAGTTGTTTCTGCGACGTAATACAAGTCCTCGCAAATTACGCACGGTGTTGGAATACCCGTTGGATAAAAGCCATCTTCCGTGTGTTGTAATTCGTGAGCCTGCAAGGAAACAGGTGCATGATGCTCCTATTGGTGGCTATGGGCTTCCAGTAGAAGATTTATTTGGCGACCCCGAACATCAACGAGAGGGTTTTCGCCAACCGTCTTTTTCAAGCGTTTCAATTATGTGCTTTAGCGATAATAGTTTGGAAAGCGTGTTAATTTGCGAAGTTCTGTATTCGTTATTGATTGGCGCACGTAATACGCTGGAAGAGGAATTTGTAAAGTTTGAGTTCAATACGAATGAGCTTATTATGGAAAATAAGCTGTTTCCCACCCCGATACTGATAAAAAGTATAGATTTGGAAATTGAAGAAATTGACCGCTATGCAAGTATTATCAGACCGGAGCTAATAAATAAATTCATTATTGACCCCGCTATTGTAATCGGCACAGACCCAAATTGGAATCCGCCTGAACCTACTAAGTATTTTGTCTTTGGTAGCCCTTATGTTTGGTTGGATGAAGATAGTGTTGGGACACAAAAGATATATTCCAATACTGATTGGGTATTAACTGTTGAGGGCGGTGAAGAGCCGTTTGCATTTGGTTCTAGTCATTGTTGGCTTAATGAGATAACTAATAAAGGGACACAGGAAATTAATGCTCGTCAAGATATTCATTGGACGCTTGAATAGGCAGTTTTAGATATAATGTGTACTTTTGTTTACGAATAAAATTGTTTAACCAAAAAAAAAAAGAGATGGCAAAAGCAGCATGGTTAACCGTCGCCCCAATGTCAGGGGTAGGTAACGCAACAATCACCAACACGGGTACAGTTCACACAGGTCGTGAACAACGTACAACAACCGTGACAGGAACTGCAACAGGGGTTTCTCCTAATAAAACTTATACGGTTGTGCAGAAAGCGAAGCCGGAATTTGTAAGTTTTGACAACGGTGCAGAAATCACAGTTCCAAAAACAGGCGGGACACTTACTATCACAGGTAAGTCTAACTCCTCTAAATTGACCTTTGCACTTCTTGAACTCACTGACGATGGTGATACCGCTAATGTGGTTGAGGGTGGTTTGAAATTGACATTGCCTGCGAAGTACGATGCAGGTGGTGCACAGACTTCAAATGATACAGCAATTTCTGGTGACCCCGGAGCTACGGCTGAATTTACATTCAGTATTGAGTTTACAGGTATTGCAGCCAATACAACTATCAATGAGTTGACCGCTGCATTGAAAGTGACAGCTCAAGGGGGGCAAACAGCTCAAATTTCTATCAGACAGTCTGCAGGAGACCCGCAATTCTCATTCGGTCAGAATACCATTACTCTGGAAGCAAGTGGCGCAGCCGTTACGAATACAGTTGTTTCTAACACTTCTTGGACATTATCATAATGGCAACCAAAAGAGTAAAGAAAGCAAGTGCAACACAACCGCCCGTCAGGGCGGGTGGTGGTTGTTTTTTCTGGGGGTATTAAGGGGTTTTGAGGAA